TGCCTGCCCCAGCGATTTCGTCGCAGTGCCCGGCGCATGCGCGTCACTGACTCCGAGTTGCCGGGCAAGCTCCGCAAGGGCTTGCGGGTCGCGCGACGCCAGCATGCGCGCGCTTTCCGCCAGCATTTCACGAAACGCCGCGGGATCGCTCTGGTAGAGCCGCGCAGCTAGGCCCGACCGCGCGCCGCTATCGCCGCTGAAGTAAGCCGCGTCCAGCGTGGCCACGTCCTTCGCCGCCTCGCGCCACTGGCGCGCTTCGGCGGCCGCCGCAGGTTGCGCCTCGAGCTGTTTCAGCCACGCAGGCTCGCCCTGCGCATTCGCGCCAGCCTTTTCAGGCACGCTCGACCTTACGCCAGGTGGATCTGGCGCAGGCGTATTGGTGTTGTCGAGTCTCGCAGGGGCCGTGGACATCACGGCGCCCTGCGAGCTAAAAGAAGTTTCTACAGCTTCCCATTCATCGCCAAAATCCCCAGAAGCTCCGATAGAACCAGCGGGAGTTCCCTGCGCTCCAACGCCTCCGCCATTTTGCAAAGTCTCGAGATCGAGGTCCAGAATCTGTTCGTCCGTCATACCTGCCGTACGCGCCGCCAGCGCGCTTGCACTGCTTCCCTGCTCCATTTTTCCTCCAACCGAGTTCGATTTAAACGTAGCGCCGCGGTCTTCAGCGCGGCACAACAGAGCCGGCTTTGAGCGGCGCAGCTTGTGCCTGCTGCCGCGCGAGCGCTGCGGCGTGTTCCGCCGCGTGCGCGCGTACATTGGCAAAGCCCGCGGGATTCTGCGCGCGCGCAATCTGACCGGCATCCGAACTAGCCCACCGCCGGCACTCCTCGAATTCCGTCGCATGATCATCGAGCAACTCGTCGACGCGAACTGTAGAAATCACGCGGAGGCCCGAAACACTGTCATTCTGAGGGCCATTCTTTTCGGCCCGAAGAATCTCTCCCTGGGAATCTCCCGGAAGTAGAGATTTCTCACTTTGCGCTGAACGATCTGCATGAGCGAGACCTTCGTTCGCTGCCACAAAAACTGGCCCGGCCGTCAACAAAGCCTGAATTTCGCGCAGCTGTTTATTGCGCGCGTCGTCTCCCGGCACGACGAGCTCACTCAAGCCCACCAGCGACTTGATGAACCCGAGATTGGCCGGCTCGCGCAGAGCGGCCTGAATGGTCGGATCGGGATTAGTCATCAGCTGTTGCAGCACGGCGCGTTGCTGCGATTTCAGGCGCGGGAACGTCTCGTCCGATTCCGGATGCGCCTGGATATTGCCTTTCAGGTTCGCCAACCGAATGAACCGCGCCTCGAATTCGCCGCCCGCGCCGAGAAACGGAATCTCCACATCGCTGGGGCGGCTTTTGCGGAAGCAATCCACCGCCAGCAGCATAACGTCACAATAAAAACATTTGAGGCGCCGCCAAACGAGACCCAGCCGCCCGAGAGCCTGATCGCGAGCCATCGCGTAGCCGCTCGCAGTTTTCACGTTTTCCATTTCTCCGCCAAACACGGCCGGAAAAAGTCCCGTGAGGAATTGGGCGATGGGCCCGATCAGGTCTTGCTGATGTCGCAGCATGTCCGGCGGCACTTGCGCCGGTGCCGGCTGGAAAAACCCGTCCGCCAGAGACATTCCCGGCCGCGCTCGCGCCGGATAATGAGCCGCTGGTTCCGCGGTTTGATTCGCGAGCGCGTCAAAATCGAGTACCTGCGGATCCGCGTAGATCGGCGGCACGCCGTATTCGTAAGTCTCGGCCTGAATATTGGAGAGCGTGTTGTATCGCTCCTGCACTTCGATCAGCGAATCCCCCACGCTCGGGCGATTCTGCCCATCGCCCGGCAGTGCATGCATCACGCGCCAGCAATCGTCCATCGATTCATTGCGCGATTCGCAGTAAGTCTCACCCGCGAACGCCACGTAGCAGCCGTCGGGAAAGAGCCGCAGAAGCTGATCGCGCACCGCGGCGTCTTCGATGGAATAAAGCGCCCACGGACGAATCCACGTGCGCGAAAACGTGATCAGATTGAAAAGCGCATCGCCCGGATGAATTGTCGGCATCCCTTGCGATACAGCGATCCGTGTCGCCCGAGCATAAATATCGTCCGCCGCTTGCGGGCCGCCCATCTGGATCTTGTCGGCCGCATGCGGAAAGGCGGCCTTCAGCTTCGCGCGGTGCACTTCCATCTGCCATTGCAGATACGGGAACTCGTACTGCTCGTTGGCCCAGACGGGCGTATTCAGCTCGAGTCCGCCGACGATGGAAATCACTTCCTGCCCGTTAGCCACGCGGCGGGTGCCGACACTTTGTGGCACCGGCACCAGCGGTGCCGGTCGAAAGTCGTTCGCGCCAAGCGTCGCGCCGCATTGCGCGCACATCGTCCCCGCGAGAAACGATTTCGCAGCAGGGCCGCCCTCTTTTGTAGCCCAGGGCGCCCCGGCGCTTTCGGCCGGGGGCCCTGGGGCTGTTCCGTCCAGCGACGAGTCCGCCAAATTGTCATTATGAGGGTCGCTTCCCAGGCCCGAAGAATCTCTCTGTTGCAGGTCTTGTGTAGCCCAGTGTGACCCGACGCCTTTGGTCGGGTCACCTGGGGCTTTTTCCTGTGCATTTGCGACGCTTGAATCGTCACCGATCTCGCTTTCCGCCCCGCACTTCGAGCAAACGTAAGCGTCGCGGCCCAGCCGAACCCACCGCTCTTCGAGCAGCAACTCCTCGCGCCATCCGAAGCGCTGCCCATCGGCAACGTAGCGCACGTAGCCGCCGATTTTGCCGTCCGTCCACAGATAAAATCCCACACCGGTCAGCAACTGCTGCACGCGATTGTTTTGCTCGATCAGGTCCGCCACTTGCGAAGCGGCCTTGGCTGTCTCGATATCGGCTTCGCTCAGCGTCGATTGCGGATAGAAACGCGTGGCCGGCACGTCCTGGCTGATCACGGAAACAAAGGAAAGCCCGAATGCCTGATACAAATTCGTAACGAACTGAAACCGCGGCATCTCTTCCAGCGCCGAATCGTCATAGATCTTCGCTTCCCACGGCAGGTGCCAATTCATGTCCTGCGGATTCCACCAGGCGTATTGCAGCCCCTGCCAGAAAAGCCGCGCCTGGCGAATGCGCCGGATTTCGTGACGCCGCGCCACGATTCCTTCCTGGCGAAACTGAACCACCAGCTCGCGCAACGCGTTCACCAGCCGCGCCGCAGTTTGCTCCAGGCGTTCGTTATTCGGGCCGCGCGCTTGCGTCTGCGGATCGTTCTGCGAATCGAGCCCGACCGAAATCCCGCCGCCAAGCTGCACCGACTGCGTCGGCGCATTGCCGTCGGCCTCGACGGCCGCGCCGCGCTGCGTGTCTTTCAGTATCGCGTTTTCACTCGTGCTCATCTGTCCTCATGATTGGGAAATACAGCAGCTGTTACGACGAACTGAAAACCGTATCTGTAGCGCTGTCCTTTAGGGCAGCACCCGTATTCGTTCGTGACAACGAATGCGCCTAATGCCGGGCATTACATTCTGGTTAGGCTCGCTTCTCGAGCAATTGTCGTCCTGAGCGGGTTTATGCCGCTAACCCGAAGGATCTCTCTTCGTGTCCCCCCAGAGAGCCGCCGCACACATAAGAGCTGTCATCCCGACGAAGTTCGTCCGCGTGTGTCTTCACGCGGGCGAACGAGGAGGGATCTGCTTTTCTGCGCTGTTTCGGGTGCCCCACCCTTTGGCACTAATGGTGGGTCTCTTTTTGTAGCCCAGGGAGTCCGGACGCCATCGAGGGCCGCATCTGTAGCGCTGCCCTTTAGGGCAGCACGTTATTTGTTCCCGCCGGTTGATCGGAAATCTTTGTTTGCCAGAAGAACGGCAAGATACGAGCTGTCATCCCGAGGAAGTTCGTCCGCGTGTCTTCACGCGGGCGAACGACGAGGGATCTGCTGTTGTTCTTTGTAGCCCAGGGCGCCCGCGTTTTTGTGCGGGGCCCTGGGGCTTTTTCCGTTGTCTTACGATCGCTCACCGCTAACCATTTCTCACCCCGCCGCAATCTCTCGCGCCCCGCGCGCGCTTAGCGCGCGTATAAAAAAGTCCCGCTGCGGCGCGCTAGGCGCGCTGCCCTTGCGCACCTGATTGTTCACGCGCCCGCGCCTCTCGCCCCGCCGCAATCTCCCGCGCTGCGGCAATCTGCGACCATGACCGCCGCCGTATCGGCGCGATCTGCACCGGATGCGGCGGCGCCTCGATCGGCGGCACGCCGGCCGTACCCAGCAGCGAATTCAGCATCGCGCGATTCTCGGTGCGCAGCCGTTCGATCTCCGCGCGCTCGCGCGCAATCTCGGCTTCGAGCAGCCGCACGTAGCGGCTACGCATCCCTTGCCGCAATCGCCCAAGCCAATCCATGATTTTGTCGAACATCAACGGCGTCTCTCCGCCAACCGGCTTCCGATGGCCTCAGCGGCCATGGCGCTGCGGCAGCAGCGGCCAGCGCATCCCTCGGCGCTCCTCGGCCCCATATTTCTGCGTCCAGATAGCCCGCGAAGTCGGATCGACGGCGCTGATTCGCTCGGCTACGCGCTGCTCGATAGGCGCCCGCGCCGACGCGAGCCGCGACTTGAGCCCATAGCGCGCGCTGTCTGCCGGATCGTCTCCGTCCATTTTCTGCACGTCTTCCACGTTCGCCGGATCGCGTATCAGCGTCGGGAGGCATTCGATCAGGCGTGTGCAATGATCCGCGATCAGCCATTGCCCCGCCTGCAGCATCTGGTACATCAACATCCAACCGCCGATGCGATCGTTATCCGCGGGAATCGGCCGCGGCAGCCCGTTTTCCGCCAGCACTTTGCCCAACTGATCGGCGATAGTGAATTCCGACGTCTGATGGGCAAACGCGTCCGGCGAAAGGAATATTTCGCCGATCCGCTCTTGCCCTTCCCTGAAATCGCGCGAGCGATCAACGATGACCTTCGCCAATTTGTCAGGGGACAAATGGTTTTCTACGAATTCGCGGTAAGTAACCACCGTCCCGCCCGGACGCGCAGCGTGCCAATAAACCGCGCTGGGATGCTCGTAGCCCCAATCGATGGAGATCCATCGCGGCCACCACGACTGCAACCCGAGCTGTTCGGCGCGCGCCGTATGCCGCCGCACGTCGAAAAGATCGAAATACTGCCCCGCGAAGACGTTCCAATCGCCTTCAAGAAACGCCTGCCGCAGGTGTCGCGGCAGCGCATTCAGCGTCTTCAGATAATCCGTGTCGTCTCTATAGAGCGGATTATCGGCAATCGTCGCGCGAATGAACGCGTAGTCGTCCGGATCGTATTGCCCCGGACGGTCCATGCCGGGCGCCGGCCGCCGATCGACCCACAGCGCCTTCACCCAGGCGTGGCCGATGTTGCCGGGATTGGTCGCGCCGGCCATGTTCGGCGTCGTTCCAGCAACCACGCAGCGATTGCGGCTTGTCAGAAATTGCCACTGGCCCAGCGTGAAAAGTGTCAGCTCGTCGACGCCAATAAAGAGAAATTCCGCGCCCTGATATTGGTAGACGTCGTTTTCGCCTGCGGAATAACCGAAACGCGTGGTTGAGCCGTTGTGCCAGGTGATGACGTGCTTCGCTTCGTTGTAGCTCTCGTACATCCAGCGCCGCACATCGCGGCGAAAATACGTGATCAGCGAAGCTTCGAGTTCCGGGAACGTGCGCCGCAGCAGCAGCGTGTCCACGCGCGGCCATTTATTAGCTTGGCGTATCGCCTCCCACAAAAGCGCTTTCGTTTTTCCCGGACCGGCCGCGCCGCCAAAGAGCCGATATTTCGCCGCGCATCGATGAAACTCTTCTTGCCTTGCAAATGGCCGGTAGTACCAAGACGCAAAAACCGGCGGCGGTTCGGGCTTTGGTGCCTCGGGATTTTCCGGCGCAACAATTTCCGCCGCGACGCCCACGCTTTCTTACGATGCTCGCAGCTTCTTGCCCACGGCGTACGCCGCAGTCCCGCCAAGCAACAGCGCGCCGATCGCGTAGTGCTGTACGCTTATGATCACTCCGGCGGCAAAAGCGATTACTCCCGCCAGTTCCACGATCTCGCCGATTTTCTGTTTGCTCAGTCCGCTCACTTCTCGCCTCCTTCCAATTTCTCCAGCTCCGGATCGGGCGGCTCATACGGAGGCCCGGGAATATCCCAGATAATGCGCGGCGGCCTGCTATGCGCTTCGCCGCCGCGTTCTCCGTACATCCAATCTGCGAACGTCTGCAGCGATTTCAGCCGCGTCGGCGCGTTGCGGTCGTCGTTGTTCTTATCGAGCAGTTCGGCCCCCACCGGTGCGGGGTGCTTTATCTTGAAGATCGCCTCGCCCAATTCGCGATGGCTCCGCGGCATCGGCAACTCTTTTGCCGGTGCTAATCGAATTTCGCTGCCGCCATTCTCCGCGCTGCCGGCGAGTTGCTGTTCGCCAGCGTCGCTTTCGTCATTCTGAATCCGTTTTTTACGCATCCGCTCTCTCAGTTAGCTTTCCTTAACGATTTTTTGTGCATACCAAAACGCGCGGTTTCTTCGGTCGCTCCGAGCATTCATAGCGAAGAACGATCGCCTGCGCGAGCTCCGCCGCCTTTGCCAGTTCATCCTCCGCCTTCACGAACCTGTCATCACTCTCGAAGGATCGTTTCGTAGCGCCGGCATCTTGCCGGCTCCGGCCAGCACTCACGGTATTTGCTGGATCACGTTCCGGAGCGCGGCAACTTCTCTCTGCACTTCATACAATCGGCCTATGTCGCTCGGATGGACGCCATCGGAAGCCGTGTAGGCATCGGAATTGCCTGTGCCCGTAGGCGAAGTGTTGTGGCCGGTGCCGGTCATCCATGCTTGCACCGGGTCGTTCGCAATGGGGATGTAGTACGTATTCGCGTCGCTGAAATTAGCGACAGCGGTTTTAACGTCGTTCTCCGTCGATAACAGTGCAGCGCTCGGCCCTGTGGCGTCCGGCCATATTCCGAGAACGATGATGGGCACTGATGCATAAGCAGATCGGACGTTGCGCAAAGCTGTCAGTACATTCGCTTGCTGTGTAGCGCTGGCCGTGCCTACATCGTTCACGCTCCCCTGAAACACGACTAAATCGGGAGCGTTGCCGGGAACCATATTTGTCGCTTGCTGAGCGAACGTGTAATAGCTCCCGCCGTTCTGCGCCGTGTAGCCGACGCCGCCCTGGCTCGAGTCCCACACGTCGCTCCAGCCCATGTACAGGCCAACTTGCCGGGGAGTATCCGCGTCCGCGAGCGCCGGGGCATTTGCGCCTCCGGATGAGATACTGTCGCCGATCCAAATAACGCGCAGACGATCTTTCGCCGGCGGTGCCCAGGCCTCTTCGGTTGGCGCGATGCTAATGCCGCCGAAAGTGGTGTTCGGGGCAAAGAAAGCCATCGTGATCGTTCTGGCTTTCCTGCCTCCCGCATTCGTGAAGTCGATCAGGTTGTAAGAGGGATTGCCGCCCGTGCCGTCCTTGTAGCCGGAGATCGTGACGTACTGGCCATCGATGATGTACCGAACGACCTGCGTGCCACCATAAACCTTGACGGCTACCTCGTTCGCGTCCGTCATGAAGGTTACAGCGGCAGACGGTCCAGCCTTGCTGCTGCCGGTCGATAGCAGGCTATAAAAACTGTACGAGCCGAAGCCGTCGATAAAAGGAATCCCGCCAGTGAAGTAAAACGGCGACGGGCTCGCATTCATGGCAATGTTTTGCGTCAGCGGTCCGGGCACGCTGGCCGATTGCGAAATCACCGGCTGGTTCGCGGCGGCGGACGCAGGCGTCGAGAAACCGTAGTAAAACCACGTGACCGTGTTATCGCTAATCGGAGCGAAACCCTGCCCCGTAGGTCCGCCCGATCCCGCCGAAGTTCCAGCCACGCTGCAGACGTACTGATAGCCGCCGTTCACGACGACTTGGCCCTGCACGTATGCGGTCGTCGCAACCCACGCAGGAGCTGGACCGAGCGGCGTGTTGATCAGCGGATTGTTGGTCTGCGCAGCCGCAGCCAGCTTGCGCAATTTCATCCCGAGAGTATTTGGGAAAGCGCCAACCGCAGTGCTGCTCGACGCTCCGGCCTGACCGAATGCGCAAGGTGCCAGCAGCAGCAGAGAAATGACCGCGGGTAGCAAAAGTTTTTTCATTGCGTGCACTCGTGGGGTTTTACTGAAAGATGCCCGGATAACTCACAGGATAAGGAATGGGCGCGGTCATAAGAATTGCGCCCTCACTGCCGCGGAGTTGAATCGAACTCACTCCCGCGCTAGTGATGCCATCCGCTCGCAGCGGCCAATAAGTCGCGCCCAGGGCAATCGGCTGCGAGAGCGTGTCGAGTTCCACGTTCTTCGTCGGGAATTTCTTGTCGCGGTAGAGAACGATCGCCTTGGTGTAATCGCGCCGGTGAAGATTCGCGCAGCGACCGGCAAAGTCGCCCGTCTCCGACAGGTTGTCGCAATCGCTGTGAGCGAGACCGGAGATGTAATCGGGAGTGCCGCCTGTCTTATAGGGCATCACTCGCGCCCCGCCGCTCAAGCCTGACGCATTCGGTATACCTACATCTATCGCCATCGCCGGAAACCATGTCCCCCAGAAGTAAACATTCCCCGCATAGGGCGCGGCCCCGGTGTACTGATGCACTGTCTGTATGCAATGTGCCTCATTGCCGGAGGAATAACCCTGCTGAGAGATATTCGGCCCGCCCGTGCTTAAGGTGAAGGTCGTCCCGCTTATCTGTCCGTAGAAAGTGTCACCGAGCGTCGTCGTCCCAACCCGCAGATAGCCGAAGCCGTTGTAGTCGAAAGGGGTACAACTCGCCCCGCTAGACAGCGTGATCGTGGCCGGTCTCGTCCCACTTGTGATATTGGATGTAATTGTGATCGCTGGTCCGTAGATGTAAACCTCATCTGTCAAGTTGTAGTTGAATGACCCTTGGTTGTGATAAGAAAACCCGGTGTTCGGATTTCCGGCGAGATAGTGTTGCGCGAGGCAAGTAATTGAGCCGCGCTGCGCACGATCCCAATAATGGAGGGCCGTGCTGTAGGTTGTGTCGAAACTGCCTGCGTTGGGACCTACTGCCAAGTCGTAGCACATCTCCGAAGCCGGGATGTTGGCCGCATTGTTGGCCGTGAGCATGTCGTCGTAAAAGGTCGGCCCCTGCCCCGCAGTGAAGTTGTTCGCCGGCTCTGGCTGTGGCGCGTAAGGCGTGTACGTCACGCTCTCCGCGTAGCACCAATCGAGGTGGTAGCAGACGGAAACGTGCGTCTGCGCATTCCCGCCAACCAAAAAGCTAGCACCATACGCCGCGTGCCAATCCGCCCTGATCTTGTCGAACACTGCATTCTTGGCTGTGACCCAAGCCCCATCCGTGCTTAGCTCGATGATGTTTGCAAGACGGCTATCGAGCGGCCAGTTCGGCGCGTCGTCAAACATCACGCCTTCCGGGGTAAGACTGCCCTTTAGCGACTCCAGATAGACCGCATCTGTCAACTTCCCGCCCTGCGAATCGTTCGGATTCAGGAAGAAGTAATTGTTGGCGAAGTTCACCGAACGCGCCTGGTAAAGGAAACGCGCCGTCTGCCCCGCAGGAGGGCTGGCGTTGTAGAGCAACCGTCCTGAGTTGATACATCCCGTACAGGTCGCCGACCATCCGCGATTGCTGCCGCTGGTCAGCCACGTGTCGCCCTTCACGGTCGTATAGACCGGGCTGGTCGATTGACCGCTCAGCACTGCGCGCACAAAAAACTGCGTGTTCGAGCTGTTGACCGAGGTTTGCGCCCAA